ATGATTTGGATTCCATTTTGGGCAGCAGGTATCGTTAATGGTGTTGGTCATTGGTTTGGTTATCGTAACACTGATACTAAAGATCGTTCAAAGAACATATCAATATTTGGTATCATTATTGGTGGTGAAGAACTACACAACAATCACCACGCTGAACCAGCAAACCCTAAATTAAGCAGACGATGGTTTGAGTTCGACATTGGTTGGATGTGGTTTAAGATATTAGAAAAACTTAAATTGGCAAGCATTAGAACAACAACCAAGGATTTTGAATAATGCAATATGATTTTTATTATCACAGTAATGTTTTAACACCAGAACAGTGTAAAAATATTGATTCAAATTTGAATAGAGATATTACTGTAGGATGGTATGATGAACCAGCAGATGGTGTTACAAAATCTGCCAAAACTTCTATTATTCAGTGGGACAAAGCAAAAGAATATCTTTCAACCATTGAAGATTTAGCTCATATGACGAATGAAAATTATTTTGGGTTTAATATAAACAGATGTCATGAGTTTAGTACAGTAAATTATAATGAATATTCATCAGAACAAAACCAAGAATATGGGTGGCATTGTGATGCCTTTAAATTAGAAAAACAGTCTGACATAAAATTAACTGTAATTGCTAATATCTCAACAGAATCTTATAGTGGTGGGGATTTACAGTTATTTTTAAATCATGAAAGAACTATTCATGCTTTGAACGATCCAGGTGCTGTGATTGTTTTTCCTTCTTGGATACAACATAGAGTCACCCCAGTTACATCTGGAACCAGAAAATCAGTATCATTTTGGTTAATTGGTCCTAAATTTATTTAAGGGAAAGTATGACAACTAAGATTTTTGAATGTAATGAATGTCAGGCGAGAGGTAAGATTATCCTCAAGTCAGAAGAACGATTGGAAGACATCGTTTACTGCCCTGTGTGCTCTGCTGATATTTACGAAGAAGACGATTACGAAGAGGAAGAATAAATAGTAGTTTACACTACTGATTATTCTAATGTGGCTTTATAATAACGAACTTATTGAAGAACTACCTGAAGACTGCGTTGGATTTGTTTATTTAATTACGAACAAGTCTAGCAGTCGTATGTATGTGGGTAAGAAGTTATCCAAGTTTTCCAAAACTACATACAAAATGGTGAAACAGAAAAACGGAACAAAGAAACGAAAAAAGATTCGCAGTAAAATAGACTCTGATTGGATGGAGTACTATGGTTCAAGTATAGAACTAAATAAAGATGTAGAGTCTCTCGGCAAAGATAACTTTGTTCGTGAGATTCTTTTCTTTTGTAAATCCAAAGCTGAATGTTCTTACATAGAAGCACGAGAACAGTTTGCACGAAAGGTGTTGGAGTCAGACGACTACTACAATGGACAGATTTCTGTCCGAGTCCATGGCTCTCATATTAAAAACAAACTATGACATATTTACTTTTTACAGTTGCACTATCGTTGTCGGCTCTTGCTGCATATTACGCAGTGATGGGTCTCATCGCAATCTTTGCTGCAGCTGTAGTACCGATTGCTCTTATGGGTTCGTTGCTTGAAGCATCGAAACTCGTAGTTGCATCATGGCTTTATCGAAACTGGAAAGAAATTCCAGCATTGATGAAGTCATACTTTGTGGGTGCTTTAATAGTGTTAATGTTATTAACATCTATGGGCATTTTCGGATTCTTATCAAAGGCACATTTAGACCAAGCAATTCCTACTGGAGATGTTCAGTCTAAATTAGCATTGATTGATGAGAAAATTAAAACAGAAAAGGAAAATATCAATGCAAATCGTAAAGAACTTACTCAACTCGATGCTCAAGTTGATCAAACCATCGCAAGAACCGATGACGCAAAAGGAACAGAGCGAGCCATTACCGTCCGTAGAGCCCAGCAAAAAGATCGCAACAGAATCCTCAACGAAATCGGTAGTGCGCAAACCAAGATCGCCAAGTACAACGAAGAGCGTGCCCCAATCGCCAGCGAAGTCCGTAAAGTCGAAGCAGAAGTAGGACCAATTAAGTATATTGCTGCATTGATATATGGTGACGAAAGTGCGAATGATGTTACTATGCTTGAGAAAGCAGTTCGCATCGTCACCATACTCATCGTTATTGTATTTGATCCATTGGCAGTTCTTTTGTTAATTGCAGCAAACTGGAATCTTAAACATACTGGTACTAGAAAATGGAATGATTTCTTTGAGAAACCACCTGTTGAAGACTTCCCAGAAAAAACTAAAGAAGTTGAGACTGAAATACTAACGAACAATTATGTGTTTGATTACATGGCACATCATCTCAAAAAAGAAGAAGTTAAACCAGTAGCTGAAGAACTCGAAACAACTGTTGTTCCAGAAGAAATCAAAAAAGAAGTAAATGAGTTATTAGAGTCTGAACTTCCAGAAATACAAGTAGATGAACCAACTAAAGATTGGGAACCAGAGTTATACAATCGTAAACAGCTTGGTCGTCATATGGAAGAAACAGGACAAAAACCACCGAAAGCACAATCGTTCTTAAATAAAGTCCAGAGTGTGTTTTCATCCCCTAGTGTAAAAACTATCGAAAAAGAAGTTGACGAGTTACAAGTAAAGAATGACATAAATCCTAAATAGAGTTATAAAGTCCTCAAAAACTATAACAATATGGATTTAACATGGAATTCTTCAAAATCGTTGCGGAACTTGGTTTCCCAATTGCAGCTGCACTAGCTGCAGGTTACTTCGTATTCCTAACACTTAAATTCATTTTAGCTGGAGTTACAGGTTCTGTGAACTCTATTAAAGGTATCATCATGGCTCTTGATAAAAGAGTTGCAGCAATGAATCATGATGTTATTCGAATCGATACGAAAGTATCTCATGCACTGGGTATTCCCCCAGATTTAGACAGGATTGCTCGAGCAGAGCAAAGTGACGCACGGAGAGATTAACATGTTATATTGTGGTTATAATTTTGACTTAGAAAACAATACTATTATACTTGATGCTGATATGAGATTAGAGGGGTATGAACTTCCAGCTGTTGGTGGAAGACTACCAGAAAAATGGAAAGATGGGGATTTATGGATGGTGAAAGTTGCTGCTGATGGCAGAGTCATTCTACATAGAAAGCCAGAGTAATCATGGATGTTGTTGAGTTAGTCAATAAGTATGGATTCCCAATAGTAGCAGCAGGTGGGTTGGGGTATTTTGTATATTATGTTTGGAAGTGGGTAACAGAAGAAATTAAACCAGTTACAGGTGAGGCTAGTAAAGTTCTGATTGATCTAATCGATCGCATTAGGATGTTGGATAACGATCTTATCCGTTTGAATCAGAAAGTGAATGTTATTTTGTCTTTGCGAGAACAAGGTAAAACCACAGAAGATGGCGGAAAAACAGATGTTAAAGCATCACTTAAAAAACCTAGTAGTAATAGCGAGTCTAGTAATAACGAATAGTTATGCAACACCATTACCAGACTTTGCATTCAAATCTCCATCCTTTAATGGCAATGGATACTCATCGCATGTTCTCACAATAGAGAACCAAGAGTTCACTCGCAGACAACAAGTAGCAAAAGACATTCAAGCAGCATTAGATAAAGCAAAATCTGATACTGCAAATACGAACATTGCTAAGTTTATGAACAACTTAGAATCTCGTATCTACGCACAGATCTCCCAAAACTTGGCAACCGCAATGTTTGCCAACGGAGGTTCGAACAGCGGATCATTAAACTTTGAAGGTAACACAATCTTTTGGACTAAGGATAGTTCAAATGTATATCTCACTGTAACTGATACAGTTGGAAATCAAACTACAGTAACTGTACCACTAGGACAGTTTGTATTTCAATGAGAAATGTAGTTTTATCCGTTCTAATCCTATTGCTTTCGGGGTGCGCAGTAATACAAAAAGCTGGACTTGAATACAAACCAGAGGTAGCACCCAATAAACTCGAGAAAGAGTTTGATGCTATACCATCACCAGATGGTAAAAAAGTAACAGTTGCTGTTTATAGTTTCACTGATAAAACTGGACAAAAGAAACCAACTCCAGGAATAGCTTCGTTTTCATCAGCAGTTACGCAAGGTGGTGAAGTGTTTTTAATTCGTGCTTTGCAAGATGTTGGAAGAGCACAATGGTTCGATGTAGTTGAACGAGTGAATGTGGATAATCTGACAAAGGAAAGAACTATCATTCGTCAGATGCGTGAAGCATATGAAGGTAAAGAAGCAAAACCACTAATGCCACTCCAATTTGCTGGATTGATTATGGAAGGTGGTATTATTGGTTATGATTCTGGTTCTGAATCAGGTGGTGCAGCACATAGGTTTCTGGGTATCGGAACTCAAACACAATATTCAAAGGATACGGTAACAGTATCTTTAAGAGCAGTATCTGTCAATACAGGTAAAGTATTGGTGGCAGTCACAGTGACTAAAGTTGTATATTCAACAGCCGATTCTGTGGCTGTATTAAAGTTTTTAAATAATGGCACTCAGGGATTCGAAGCTGAGGCAGGTTTGACTATTAATGAGCCAGGAACACTGGCAGTGAAGGCAACTATTGAAGCAGCAGTTGTTGAGTTAATAAAAGAAGGTGAAAGAAGAGGTGTATGGGATTACAAGAAACCAGTAGTCACTGCTCCTGTTGTTATACCTGAAGTCATCATACCTGAAAAGAAAATTGAAGAAAAGAAACCAGAGGTAGTTATTATACCTGAACAGAAAGAAGAACCTAAGGTTGAAGAAAAGAAGCCAGAGGTGAAACCTTCAGTTATGATTTTGATAAAAGATGTTTATGTTACAAATATACCAGATGGACCA